GTACTCAGAAGCTAGTCCAATTGCTCTTAATTGCTCATCTGCCGTCGTGCCGCTGCTAAGTTGAGCCAGCCGCCTAAGTTCGGTTTCACATTGCCGCATTAGGGCCGCATATCTCTCTTGCTGAAACAGCCAGGAGGGAGATATTTCTTCTCCTGCATTACGAGCAGCCCAATACTTGGCTGTGATGTTATCAAGGTCGGTTTTGAGCTTTGCCCAAGTCTTCCCGTATGCATCTGCCAGCTTGTTAACTGCATCTGTATTGCCGTCTAAGAGTTCTCTGCGGAATTGCTTTACTTGGTTTTCTAACTGGCTCATGAGGAACTTTCATACGGGGAAACTGGCATTTTATGGGTGTCTGCGGAAATGGTTGTAGGAGGGCAAATTTGACAGATGGGCTATTGCGTGGTAGCACGTCTGCAAATGCTGGTTTTGTAATAATTATTATTACAAAGATACATTATTGACAACATACTGCTTAGCATGTTAAGTTGGAACAGCATGGTTTGAATTAGTTGGAGGAACCATACAAGATGAGCCAGTTAACCGAACTTATCTTGGCTGTTGTAATTTGTATACTCGGCATCGTGCTCGGTATAGCATTCATTAAAGTTCCAGACCACGGTGGCAGTATGAAAAAGAATAGGTATACTAAACATGAACAACCTCAACGGGAGAAATGAAGCTGTTAGGAGGTATCTCTCATGCCCACAAATGCATTGGAAATTGTTGGAAGCTTAACTGTTCTAATTGCGGCAGTATACAAGCTGGTGAAGGTGATAAACACCACACGGAAGAATGTAAAGGTGGCGGTTACACTTGAAGTTTCTATTGATAGTCCGAAGACTGGACTGATGGAGAGAAAGAAGAATGAACGAAACTACCTTACTTAGTGATATTCTCAAATACTGCCGCTTACATCCCGTAAGACAGGGAAATGAAGAAGCAGAAAAGGCATTGTGGGCCGATATTCAACGTGAGTTTTCGGGCAGATACGAAGGTATTGGTGACTTCGGGGACTTCCTAGATGATAACTACAAAGTCATCAGAGCTATAATGACGGGGAATTAAAAGAGATGCTTCACTATCTCATTCAGCTAGTTGATGTATTCAAGCATTTCATTCAATGGATAGGCAAGACTGAGACTGCCCAAGTTGCTCTAGTGTCTGCAATTGCAGCCTTCGTTTTTGCAACCGTTAACCAATTATGGGGACATTTTCTTGGTCAAAAGGCAAGGAAGAAAGCAGGAATAAGGCAAGGTAACGGGCTGCTTGCCGCTACCCTTGGAGAACTACTGAACAACGTGCATATTCTGGAAGACTTGGTAGGACAATGCAGTGGGCCATTGCGAGTAGAAGAAAGCCCAGAATTAAACGATGACGCCGCTCTAGTTCTCAGACTATGGGTTGATAGCCACCAAATATATGATGTTCAATGGCAACGCTTTTCTTCAAATGAAGCAAGTGCCGAATACTTCCTCAACCAATTAGCCATACTTCCGAGATTTTACGAAAATGCACACTCATTGATGGCATGGATAACTTCGCTGGCACGTAGTTCATGCCCTATCCCTCACGTCACACTAACGGAGATAGTAAAGCGTTCGTTATTAGTTTGTAAGAATATCCTCTCCATTGCTGTGACTTTATACAATGAGAACAAACAAATAAGGACATCAGTCTTTCTTTTGCCGCTCATAGAAGCATCGGCATTACTAGACGTATATAATGTGCGGCTCGATATTCAATGGAATGATGCATTCAACAAACCTGCCAGAAAACTTCTGCTTAAATATGGCCGTCATCTTGTGAAAAAAACTCCATCCTTTGTTCCGCAATATCAAGCAGCCATGCGAGTATTACAGTTACCTGAACCCAAGAAGGTTAAGTGGTGGCTATTTTGGCGGAAATGACCTAAGCCTTATTCGGTTTCTTCCTGTTTCATAGTTCCGCAATTACTTATAATACTGAGCTTTGCCCCACACTTCGGACAATGGTATTCCTTAATTGGGGTTTCTTCTGTTTCGGCTGCTTCCCTAATAACCCCAACTTTTACTGTGCCCGTTTCCGTGTACGGCTTAAAGCAGTTATTGGGGCATGCAACTGTAACTGTGAGTGCTATGGGCGTGAGTTCGGACATCTAATTCTTCTCCTTATAAACAAGCTGGCTTGACTGCCAGCCAAACAAGCGGTATAGTTCAGGTTGAGGCCCTTTGTAGTTCTTGGGATGCTATGGCAGTTCAGGAAGTGCGAAGGGTTTATCTGCTTTGGCGGTGAGGAGTGTCGCTAATGTATGGTCAAAATTCATCTTGGCAGGATATTCTCGGGGGCTTGTCCGTCAAGCGCAAGGTCTTTGTGAGCTATCATCACGACAATGACCAAGTCTGGTATAACGAATTCAGCAGAGTTTTTGCCAGCACCTATGAGTTAATTAGTGATAATTCGCTTGACCGCAGAATAGATAGCGAAGACCCAGAATATGTAGAACGGCGCATCCGTGAAAACCACATCAAAGGTTCATCTATTACTATAGTATTGTGTGGTTCGGAAACTTGGAAGCGCAAGTATATAGACTGGGAAATATGCGGCACTCTCTATTGCAAGCATGCCTTACTAGGCATTCTATTACCAACTGCCATCATACTACCAGATAATACCGTTCAAACGCCGAATAGGTTAGCTACCAACTTTCATACGGGATATGCTCATTGGATAAGATGGACTAATAACCCTGCAGAGCTCAAAGTTGCTATAGAGAAAGCGGAAGCTATGGCCAAAGATGCATTCCGTATAAATAATTCACTCCCCAAGATGAAAAGAAACCTGTCATAGTGAGGTTACAAGCAATGGTAATAACCAAAGGTAACTTGTCGTTGAATTTGGGGGTCTTTGCAGTTCATGCTGATATACAAGATGATGACCGCCAATGTGCGTGGGAACTATACACAGAACTCTGTACCAGGTTATCACTTGTCGGGAAGTCGGATGACGCTGAATGCGTTAATTTCGATGGCGAAGTTCTAATTGAGAGCCTCAATTCAGTCCATAGCTTCTTCCAAGAAGCTCGTGGTATTATGCGCAAATTTCCCGTAGGTCGGCTTTCAAAAGATGAAGATAAGCATCTTGGTCTTCTCATCAATGAGCTTATGGTCGGTGTGCTCCGTCCGTTCCTTGAGAAATGGCAAGCCAATTATCGGCATTGGTGGGATGCTGAGGCAAACCCCAAGTTGCCGCCATTTGAAAGGCAGAAGTTGTATCCACACTATGCTGAGCTACTTGAGGACTGGACAAATTTACGTTTGCTCGTAAGGGAAGTAATGAATATTCTTGTCCACTCCTACCAACTAACAAGTATGCACAACTCATTATCATAAGCATGGACATGGATAATGGCATTCATTACTTATGACCAATTAACCAATAGAGTGCAGACCTTTGCACAAGAAAAGAGCCTTACGGAGTCGGCGTCAACATTCCAACAGCAGGATGTATTCTTGTCGCACTCCACAAAAGACCACAAATACGTGCCAGGGGTTATCCAACTACTTAGTGAATATGGGGCATCAACGTACGTTGATGACTGGGATAAACGGCTTCCTGAAAGACCTAGTCATGTTACAGCTACTATCATCAGGACTATGGTATATCTATGTCCACGCTTCATTGTTCTAGTATCACCGAATAGTAATTCTTCACGTTGGATACCTTGGGAGTTGGGGCTAGCCGATGCTTATAAGGGTGTTGCACCAGTAGCCATACTTCCAATTGCTCCAACCGATACTGAGCAGTCGTGGATACGAACGGAATACTTCGGGTTGTATCCACGCATTGTGGCATCTGGTGTTTATGCGAATGACTTCTATGTCATTGACCCACGTAGGAAATTTGCCACATGGGAATTGCGCCAATGGTTAAAAGGCAATATTAAGTAAGCTTGCCGAACTTAGAGGAGTGCCATCAACTATGCCATTCTATATAACGCAACCTAGTTCCGCACAAATACCTTATATGGATATAGTGTCTCTTGCGGCTTCTGTAGTCTCTTTATTCATATCAGTTTTAGCTATTGCCCTAGCTATCAAGTTCTTTAGGATGTCCAATGAGCAAGGGCAAAGGTCTATTGACTCTGCCGCAAGCATAAAGGCTAGCGTAGATAAGTTGGAGTCACTATCTAGTATCTTGCACACTCAAATATTAAGCATGGTTCAGGATACTCTGAAGGACTATCGGGAGCATGCTTGCATGAATCGGGATGGCGATGAACGTGACGCCCAAGCTTTGGAGCAAATAAGGCAGGAGATGGAAGCTCAACAGAACGAGAAAATCGAAAATATCAGGAGAGACAATGAGCAGAAGCTTGATACCATCCTTGGCCAGCTTGATAACAGTCATTATGACCCTGCGGCTTTAAGGAAAGAGGCTAGGGAGGTAATTGGTAGTGTTGTAACCCAAACAATGGAAGCAAAAGACAAGCACCACGCAGAGGAGCTTAAGCTCAAGATAATGGACTATCTGCAGTTCAAAGTAGGTCATTATGCAACCAGAATAATACTTATGTCTGAGCTTGAAAAAGCGTTTATGCCAGACTTCTCCAGGGAGGCTCTGCAGAGAGAGCTTGCTGACTTGAAGGGCGAAGGGGTTATTAAGTTGATAGAAGGAACAATAATTGACCCGAAGTCAGGTCGTGCCGAAAAAGAACTCACAATTGTTATTGATGGGATGCGACTATCTGACCTGCGCACCTCCTATATAATGGATAATCCATCAGGTGACTGAGCAGCCTGGAGCATCCTATCTGTCATCATTGAGCGTTCAACCTGTAAGGTGTCTTGGTTTTCGGCTATCTCTTCTTCGGACATCCCAAGCATCTGTAAATTCATTGCATCAGACATGCCTACCTGCTTTCTATTGAGGGCTGCCTCCGTGCGGGTCTTCTCGGTTTGGGCTTCTTCTAAGGCTGAATGCGGTGTTGGGTCTATCCACTGGCATTCTATGTAACCTGGGGCAATTCCAGCAATTTCACAAACAAAGCTCATTACATCTTCCCATACATCACCCCAAGAAAGTTGCCTGTCCCGTATCTTGCCCAATAGGGGAGCTTCTGCCACTCTCTGACTTTCACCACTTGGGAATTGTCCAGAAGGTGGGAGCAGGTAATGCATCGGAGTTCGGGAAACACGGGCAATTTTGGCTGTAAAGGCATCTTGAACTTCCAAGAATTTGGATAAGTCAGCAGGTTCCAAACGTCCTATTTTCGCTTGTTCGGAAAGTATCTGCAGGAATGAACCAGGGCCAACCTTAATAGGCTTGGGTTGTCCTGTGTTCGGGTCAATATCCTGTGCCGCACCCAATAAGTAATAGATGGGGAATGCATTCATTTTAAGCCCAATAAGTAAGTGCAAGACGCTTTCATTAAGTGCATCTTGAATTGGAACAACGGGCTTCAATTCACTGCATGCAAACTTGGAATTCTTATTGGAATTTCTCCACCTGAAGATAGGAACTCTATTGTATTTGTTCGGAACAACCGCCAAACCATCAGCATTATATTGACAGAGTTCAGACAGGCTTTCAGGAACTATTGAAGTGTCTGCCTTGGAGATATAACGCTCAATTCTATCGGGCAAGTACCTTGTTACTCTGAGCTTTCCATCGGCAGTATTCCAGGCTTTGACGGCTTCAATTATATTTTCTTGCTCGTCATCATATCTGACTGCAACATTACCGCTATCTTCAGTTCTGATAATTGGACTGCCGTTTTCATCAAACCACACTGAAACATAAGCATCTCCATAGAGCAGTGCATTGTTGTGAATTGCGCCGCTTACATTATCCATTCTGGAGTGCTTCCAATATTCGGCAATGAACTCTTCTGCGGCTGGGTTATCAGAATTGAATTCCTCAATTTGAAGCCCATCAGCGAATGTATCAACAATGCATGGGCAGAGGTTTTCCACGTATTCCAGCATTATGGAGTTGATATCTGGAAGTATCCTGCGGAACTCCTTCAACACCTGATATGTGTAATGGTTGCCGTTGTAATACTCATCATAGAGTTCGTATTTATGCTGGTATTGGGAGAAATGAGCCTGTGCCCATTTGAGGGAATTATCTGCCATTGTGGGGGTTCCTTAGATGTAAGAGGAAACGAAGACACCACCTGCGGCCTTACCTGTTAAGCGGGTTAGGGCTTGAGTCGTGGCGTCAACCATATCGTCATGAGGTGCTGAACCGAAAGAGGTTAATTCAAAGGTGTAGTCCGAAGTCCATGAAGCATTGGAGGGGATATGAACGTTGCCAGCTTCAAACAGAGGGGAAACGGCATTAAGACGGACTTCCTTACTCTTGCTTGGGTTAATTGGAATAATGCCGCTTATCTCACCTTTAAGGGTATCAATTGCGGCTGCTCCATTGGCCTTGTTTTCTATCAGTTTGGTAGTTGCCAGAGGGTAACGGGCCGATAGTGCCCGTATCTGTTGTATCTGTTCGGTAAAGCTCCATCTACCTCTTACTTGGTCAATTAGATAGAAGTCTGCTCCACGCTTGCCCCATACCTGCCCAACTACAAAGTCAGTGTTCTTGCTGCCGCCGAATATTAAGTCCCATGACTGAAGCACAATATCAAAGCGTTCGGGAAGCTGGTGGTAATAGCGTATCCATTCCGTTTTAATGATAGTGCCGCCTGGAGGGATAGGGCGTTGCTGGTATTGTCCTGCAAAGTGTCTGGAGTTCTTTTTGAGTTCGGCTATTTCTTCGGGGGGAAACCTATCTTCCCAAAGCAATTGCCCTTCCTGCGTTCTCCAGTCATAAGGGCTGGCTAAGGAGTGCTCAAACTCCATCGGTAAGCAGAGGTGTTGGAAGTTTCCCTTTGCTAAGCAGTGCCCTGATAGGTCTTCAGTATGGATACGCTGTCCAATGATGATACGGCAACCTGTGGATACATCATTAAGGCGGTTATACATGGCTTCATCCCACCACGTAATAACTTTCTGCCTTTCAGCATCCGAATAGGCATCCATTGCGTTAATGGGGTCATCCACTAATAGGAAGTCTCCACCTTCGCCTGTGGTTTGAGCATCGGGGGAACAAACTATTCTGTGCCCACCTTTGGTATTCTCAAATTTGGTTTTCTGGTTTTGGTCGGGAGCAAGCTGGAACCTATCCTTCCAGCGTTCTTGATACCAGGGGCTTTCAATTAACCTGCGGCATTTAACAGCATCACGAGTGGCAAGGTTCAGCGAATATGAAGCAGTAAGAAACTTGATATGCGGCTTACGTATCCAAACCCAAGCAGGAAAGAACACACAAACCAATAAGGACTTCATGCACCTTGGGGGGATGTTGATAACTAGGTTGTGGTTTGCGCCGTTTAGAGTGGCTTCCAGTGCTCTACAAATAACTTCTATGTGTCTGCCGTCTTTGAATGGAACTCCAGGCTCAACAACATACCATGCTTGCTTTACGAATTCATATAGGGAACGTTCGGCTAGTTCTCTCTTGAGGGCTTCAGGATGTTGGAGCAATTGGAGCAATTCATGTGAAATTTCGGGCTGTTTCATGGGCATCGGGGCTACTACATAACTAGCAATTATAGAAGCAAAATGAGCAAAATTCGGGCTGCTCTGAGCGTGGAATTTAAGGAATTTGGAAGCTAACGGCTGCTAGTTATGGAGTATTAGGGGCTTATACCTCAGTTTCTTCTTCGGAAGATGCTTCTATCTGTGAAGCAAGCTCCAGCAACTTGGCTAATTGCTCATCCGTAAGGTTGGAGGTGTTTATCTGGAGGGGCTTACCGTCTGCATTGGCAACTTCCACCTTTGCCCACTTGTTCCATTCGCCTTTACGTTTGGCTTGTAGGAGTGCAACGGCTGCTTTCCAGTCGTTTTTTGAGGCTTTTACGATGGTTTTACAGGCATCTGCTACGGCTTGGGCGTCGGCTTCATGAAGACGCTCGCCAAAGTCTGGATAAGTGTTCATCCATTCCTGCAGAGTTGACTTATGAATTCCAACAACCGCAGCGGCATCCTCTCGTGTTGCGCCATTCAAAACTGCTTCAACTATCTTATCTGCCACTTCGGGCGTATATTTGGTAGGTCTTCCTATTGCCATGATGTTCTCTCAATTCGTGGTGTCCAGACAAGCAAACATTCCCATCTGGTATAATTCGGGTGGTAGTTACTTCTGTGGTTGGAGGCACTTATGCCCAATTGGTTATGGAGCCAAATTTCAGAAAATGGGGTGTTCAGTATTGAAGCACTGTCTAAAACCGTCCTTGCTGTAGTGGGGCTTGTGTCTCTCGGCTGGAATGGTATCAAATGGGCAAAAACAAAGCGAGCAGCCAAACATGCAAAACTGAAGCTCTACCGAGTAGCGAAGAAGACAGCATTGGCTATCACTAACTGCAGTGAAACAGCAACCGCAAGGAATGTTGTTGTGCGTTGGCATACTGCGGCAGATGAGACATATATTGCTTGTGATGAAGAAAGAAAAATGGGAGAAATGCCGCCTAGCCACACTAAGCTTCTCTATCTATTCGATGAGACATTTCCCAGCGTAGAGGATGTTTACATCACTTGGGAGGACAAGACGGGCAAGCACAGCAGTATACCAATTGAGAAAGATGCTCTACCTATTCTGCATCAAGAGTAGGGGTTAAGTATCGGCTTCAGAGCTTCGGCCTAATATGTTCTTTCTGATATGCTCTGCAATTCTTCTCATAAACTCTGGAGGAACTGAATTTCCTATCCTCTTTAGAGCCAAGTTCCAACTGCCTACAAACTTGAATGTATCGGGGTATGTTGCAAGGCGCCTGAGTTCTCCGACATGCATTAGCCGTGGTTCATCGGGATGCATGCAACCGCCGCCGCCACACGTTGATAATATCGCCTGAGTTGGTTTGTCCCATGAGCATCTATACAGAGTGAAACGCTTATGGTGCGTATGACCTGGCTCTGTTTCGTGCCAGCGTCTTAACTTCAGTTCCGAGCACTTGCGGCCGAACTGGTCAAATTCGGTCAACCCTTCTAATGCTTCCCTAACTGTAATAAGCCTGTCTAAAGGTTCGGGATAACTGGGAGTGTATCCAAGGTCTTCCCTTACACCGATGAAGATAACTCTCTGTCTGGACTGCGGAACGCCGTAGTGCATTGCGTTGAGCACTTGTGCATCAACCACGTAACCGCATTCTCTGAGTTCCTTCTTGATACTCTCGAATATAGGCTTCATATTACCGATGGTTAAGCCTTTGACGTTCTCCATTACAAACACCTTAGGCTGAAGCCCTTTGAGCAAACGAACGAATTCTTTGTATAGCTGGTTGCGTGGGTCATCTACATTACGCTTACCAACTACGCTGAAACCTTGGCATGGAGGGCTGCCGTCTAAGATGTCGAGTTCACCAGGTCTGATGTTTGCGAGTTTGCAGCATTCATCAACTGACAATGAGGCAATATCACCGTGGTAGATAGGAGTGGATGGAAAGTTCTGCTTGTATGTAGCAACTGAGTTATTATCCCATTCGACTGCAAGCAAGACTTTGCCGCCAGCTTGTGTATAGCCAAGGGATGAACCGCCGCAACCTGAGAATGTGGAAATGACGGTAAATGCGGGGGAATTTATCATGCGGAGTATCCTTTACTACGGGGGAGTTCGTGAGGGGTGGGAGTTGGAGCACACTAGCTAAATGCGCTCCAACTGAGGAATTGGAGGAGGGTGGGTGAGTATTCCAATAACGATAATGAATAACTACAATGAAACTCACCCAATAACTATGTCACTTGTTAAGGTCATAATTACAAGTGGCGTTGAAACAACAATTCCGACATGTGGAGCAGGAATTAGTTTCAGTCCTATATACTAGCGTTTGCCCTGCTTGCTGTTTTTGGACTGTTGAATTAGTGCGGAATACAACAATGTTATGCTCATCTATCTGAGGAACAATTCTGCCCTTTGTTCCTTGTGGGCTTGCATAAGTGATAATGATGCTATCCTGCCCGTTTTCTTTGTCCTGCAAGTATATGGAAACTTCCCAACCATCTTGAGCTAGAGCATCCGCATGAATAAGTGCTTCGGAAAGAACTATTACTTGTCTTTCGGTGAGATGGAATTCAATATCAGTAGTTGGAGCTAATACACATAGTCTGCCAGTATCATTCAGCTTTGCATTGGGGCAGGATGTATCAAAGCCGTAGTCATCGAGCGTTTCCCGTGCTTCTCTCGTTATCTGGCTCATTACGGGCCTAATGGGAAGATGATGTGCGGATGCTCTGCTTACTTCGGACTTATAGACTTGATACCAGCTTTCTTTTTCGTTGATGTGTTCGCATACTGCCGCCTGGACTTTAGCGTTTATCCGTTGTATCTGCCTTGTGGATAAGTGGAAGTGCTCTGCTATCTTCCACTGTTCAATGCCAGCATTCGAGTAAGCCCATATAGCGGCATCACGTTCATTAGGATATACTTCCAGAGCTTTCCAGATAAGACGCTCGATAATGGATGCATCAAACCTGCTGGCTATCGTATCGGCTAAGGTGAATTCCTCATCAATGGGAGTATCTAAGCTTTCGTTGTTCTCTTTGCGGAACTTCTTCTTCAAGCTGGCTTCTGTGTAGGATGGAGCTTCACTATCTGCGGCGAATTCTGCCAATTTGGCTGCTATATCGCCTTGGGTTTCCTTGGGGAGGTGTCCAACGGCATTCCAGCAGTTGGGCCAAAAAGTATCCTCACTCCATTCTGCTCCGAGTTTTGCTAATTGGCGTATTAAGTCCCTTTTGCTCTTAGGTTGCTTGTTCTTCGTAGTGTAGTTTGTCATCTTACTTCTCTCCTCTCTGCTTCATCATTGTGGCAATTATCTGTGCCAGCAATTCAGCACTTCTGATGTCGATGTCCATCTGAATTTGCATTGCTGCCGCAAGTAGCTTCATTCCAATTCGTTCAATTGTCTGCGGGTCTTGTTCCTGTTGTAGTTGTGCATTGAGTTGTTTGTATTCCGCAATTGCTCTAAGTGTTTCCTCTGATAACAATGGTTGTTTCTTCTGTCTTGGCACTCTCTTCTTCTCCTTGTTCTTTATTAATATTTATACAGCGTATATATTATTCTTTCCGATATAGTTTGTATTGCACTTGCAATATCATTAATAATTATTACTAAATTTCTCTGAATAACTCTCCAATGCTCTATACTATATGTGTGTCATGTTTGGACGTAACAACAACAAGTGCATGGATATGGAATTGGGGCATACAGCGGAATTAAGTAATTTCAGAAGTGAAATGATACATAAGCTGTTATGGGGCCAGAATTGTCTATTTGACCATAAAACAGGGGCTAATTCGAGCTTTCTAGGGGATGCTTGCAACGTCTGATGGTTAGTTCAATTCGGGGAGTAGCTTTATCCCATCTTAGCCAGTGCCCGTTTGGTGGAACAAGCCAAGTTATCCATTTATCATCTGCCACAACTCCATGCGCCTGGAGCATATCACCGATAGCTTGTAGATATCCGCAGTGGTCACCAGCACGTTTTGTGTCCAGATAAACGGCTGCCTCAATACTTATGCCGAAGTCAATGGGGGCTTGTGTCCAGGCGGCTTGAATATGGGGCTTACATAGCTGCTCGAAGTCCTTGTATTGCTTGGATGGTAGGAGTATATGGCGTCTGCCTTGGTGGATGATGGTGGAGTGGTTCTTCTTCGTTCTTGGCTTCACTGGTAGCATTATGGCTGCTATCAATGCGCCGTCTGGTGAGTTCTTCATGCTTACTGCCTCTTAAAAACGTGATAAGAGGCTTATACAGGAAAAAAATAGTTGGGGTAATTTTCCTCACCTCATCAGTAAAACGTTTTATATCCCCAAATTCTCACCTCAAAACTTCTTTATCCCTGTATAGCAATGGCGGCTTGGGCTGCACACATACAAGGAGGACTTGAAAATGACAAAGCAAGCAATGGAAATGGCAATTGAGAAGATGACGGATGAGGAGTTGGGCGAGTTGGTAGTAAAGCTCGAAAATGAGCAGGTTAGGCGGGTTGTTGATGAACTACGGAGTTACGACATAAACGGCATAATTGCAGAACTCCAGCTTATTGAAGCTTACTACGGTATTGATATCCGAAACAAAGTTATTAGAGGGCTTGCACAGCATTACTGCATGGAAGACCTGGCTTATATTGTAATGATGTCTCCCCGTCATGTTAGGAGAATTGTATATGGTCGCTGACATTACATGTGTGAAGCCCCTGGCGACAGTGCTAGGGGCAGAAAATTCACTAAAAAATATTTTGCTTGTGCGTAAAAGTGCTGGGAGAACGGGCGTTGCCCAATAAAGAAGTAGTGGAGGACAATAAAATGGAGAAGACCTATAAGAATTTGTTGGCATCAATAGAAAATATGACTTGTGAGGAATTGGGCATGCTCCAGCAACTCATTGAGCAGGAATTAGAGAAAAGACAAGTGAGCGAAGATGAAGCTTATGATGATACTCTGGATGCTGCAATTGTCGAAGCTAAGGCAGTGCTTGCGGGGGTGTCCAAATGACAACCCAAGCACTCAATGATATATGGACATTGCCAGATAATGCGTTCTCCGACATCAAAGGGTTGGACGTTATTCTAAAGGCTATCCGCAAAGCTGAGAAGCATGAAAGACGGCAGAAAAGGAGAAGCCGAAAACAAGAGGAGTAGGTGAGTTGCCAGCGTTCGGAATTACGCTTGAAATCCTTAATTCTGAGCAATTCCAGAGGTTGAACGATAGAATGCTTATCAATAGCGCAAAAAGCCCTGTATTGGCTAAATACAGGGCTTCATTTCTAGTAGGCATCGGAATGTATCATTAAGTTTGTATTCACTTGAACGGGTGTCTCTGGGAATACCCTTGCTTATCGGGCTGGCTTTATAGACGCACTCGAAGATGGGAATGCGGTTAAAGTCGGTTCCACGGGCATCACACCTATAACCAGAGATGAAGAACGGCATTATACGGCTTAAGGCTTTCTTTATAGCAGCATCGGACTTGCCAGCAAATACGGTGTCATTCCGAATATCGGAAACGATATACTCAAAACCACGGAAGAAGGTATTTTGCCCGTTACTTACTGCGGCGGTATGACAGTCAAGGAAATAAGCCACAACCTTAGCAGCCATTAACCGAACATCCTTACTACGGATAACGCCTTTCAATGCTTCATCAGTGAGCAGGTCAATAAGCGGCTGGTGGTGGTAGTATCGGAACTCTGGAGAGAAACGAGCGGCATAACGTTTAAGCTTTCCTTCTGCCCGTGCCGTCAAGGTTGCTGGCAGTTTTGAAGATACAAGCTCGTTTATCCGTTCCTGAGCTTTGGCTGCTGCTATACCTTTGGTTTCATCCGTTAGGCCGAACCATTTAATGAGCAATGCTTCATAAGTATGCGGGAATAGCTCAATTACTTGGTTGGCATACTTTAGATAGTAAGCATTTGCTTCACTTGCTGGAATTGTATGTTTCATTAGGTGAAGTAATTCAATTCTCTTCTTCTCCTCCCATGTTCTTGCTCTGAAGTCAGGTTCTATATCTTCGGTGTCTTCCAAACATGACACACATATAGTATAAGGGTTTGGAGTAGTTATTTGCTCAGTACCATGCTGAATTTCATCTGTACAAGTAGAAAGTGGTTCATCTTCAATATCATCGTCTAGGGAAAGCTCCAACTCCTCTGGTGGAGTATCACCAGGACGTAGAACACTGACAACGGGAACCAATGGAGCTTCTTCCACGGCATGAGCTTTGAAGTAGGGAACCAGGAATTCGGGAATTGACGGAATGCCGTATTCGAGCGGTGAGTTCAGCCATTCATAGTTAAGCAAACCAGAAACATGCTTACTCGGAGGAATGACGCAATGCCCACCATTTGCCAACAGGTCAATTCCTTTGGCTTCATTCCAGAAAGGAAAGCCAAGGTTGGTATGCCTTGTATGTATTTCAAATTCGGAATTGAAGTAAATGTGAAAGCCCTGCTTCCCCTTATCTGCCGTCAATAGCCGTGGGTCATATCCATTGGCTTCAAGATAGGCGATGAAATTGGAGAATGCCGAAGGGTTATCAAAGTCCAGCACCACAAGGTTGTTGGAGCGTATTCCAGTGATAACTCCAATATTGGCTTCTGGGTATCTATTCAGAGCTTTGAGCGTAGTTGTTCGTGAAGGCCGTATCGGAAATACTTCTGAGTTCCACTTATAAATTGGGTTCTTTCCCTTGCATTTCTTCTTGCCGCATATACAGCCTATTTGCTCATTGCTGCCGTTGAATATCGGAGTATGTAAAGGAACCATATACCAGCCCAAAGCGTCGTAGTATTCCAAAGCACTCGAATATGTAGACGCAACATTGTTGCACGTCTGTGCATTATTCATTGTTCCTCACCTGTAACTTCCATTGTCTATTCCCACCTATTAATTGTAATGGGGCAGGGAATGACAGGTGAGAAACATTCCTCTTCGATGTAGCTACTCATCTAGCCCCATGAACTCTTTCTATTATAATATCGTTCGCACCTGTAAGAATTACAAAGAATTCAAAAGAATTGTCTAAAAAGTTTCTGGTGATGTAATAATGAAAAATACTTGCTGGAATTAACAGGTGTGGTTTCTGATGTCGCAGAAAGAATTGTATAACAATACTAAGTGAGGTGACGTTATGCAATTAGATAGAACATCAGAATATGGTATTTGGAATTACAAAGCTGAATTTGTGGCTCATGTCTGCTATTTATCTGGACAGATAATAATATACAGAACTAAAGACATGCGGAAGTTGTTGAAACAGAATGAATATCCACATAAACCTACATATACAAACGGATGTATTACGGCTTGGGGTTATTGCGTTCCAATAGAAGATGTGCCAGCGGTAAGAGTGCTTCCCATACCGCAGGAAGTTATCAGCGGCAACAATTGCACGGATAATTACAGCACGAGCAGCAAAGGGAATTCGGCAGTTGATATATGCTTATCTGTTTGGAGCACTACATACAATGATAGGGCTTACGAGCTTATCACGGCATTTGATGAGCAAATAGCTGGCAATGACGTGCTAGTTAAATTCAATAATGGGATGCAGTGCAATGTTCAAGTGAAGATGGACTATAGAGGGGGGGCAGGTTCAGGCTGCTACGGAAACATTTACGTGCAGACACACGAGTGCAACCCAACTGGAGCACATTAGGGTTTCTTGCTTCTATTCGCCTTGGCTCTCTCCTGTTCATAATGCCTTGAAGCTGCGGATGGGTCATTGGGCAGAACAACCCAATTATTCAATTTGTATTGGCTTATAAAACGTGTGCCACGTTTGGCCCTTCGGCTTTCGATGTCCAAACCGATAACTGGGTAACGCAGTTCTCGCAACCTCTTCTGCCAGTCCTGCTGCCAGTCAACAGCATTTGCTACGAACTCGATAAGGTCAGAGTCAACCCATTGGCCTTGATACATGTGGAGCAGTTCTGCTATACGCTTATGCACGGACTGATATTTCATCAGTTGTTTCATCTGCTCTGCATCATAAGAAGCAAACAGGTTCTTTTTGCCCTCATTACATTCAGAGCATAATGTCCACAGGTTGCTATCTTCTCTGGAACCGCCCCAAGACCGTGGAATTTTATGGTCTATATGCAACTTAACTCCATCTTCGCCTGGAGTTTTTCCACATGACTGGCACCGATAACCATCCCTGTTGCGTATCCTTGCCGCTTGCGTTGGGGAAATAGGTTCGGGGTCAAACCCATCATTATTGGGTTTCTCTCCCTTCAGTATATAGACGTATTTACCATTTTTCTTTATGCATGGTAAGTTATACCAGGCACGGAGTTCCCTTACACGGCGGCCAAACTGTCCCTGTTCATGCGGCCCAACACCAGCAGCTTGACGCAATTCCTGCAGAGTAAGCCCCTGGGGATTTGCCTCAAGAACGTTCAGTATTATTTGCTGTCCTTGGCGTAGTGCCGACTTCAACATATTTACCACCACTTCCGTGGGATAACCATTACTTCCCCGTCGTGGATGACTTTTCCTCTTCTTGAATACTACATGAGTTTTGCGGCCGAACGAGCTATAAGTAAGCAACCTCATTTCCTTATTAAGCCTACTTGCTTAGCCTTGACATGGTAATGGCAGACTGGGTATCATTGATGCGCAAATGTGCCATTACTGAGGTGTTCATGCGAAGCGATAAACTTATGATACGCCTGTCTGAAGAGGAGAAAGCAATGCTTGTCTCCACCGCAGAAGCTAGGGGGCTTCAAACTGCATCTTGGGGAAGGATGGAATTATTGAGAGCAGCTAGGCAGTCATCAGCAAAAAGGGATGAACCAAACTCTCCACGACAGAGGGAATTACTGAGCTTATTCTGTGGCCCTGGTGGTCTTGATGAAGGTTTTGAGAGAGCGGGTTTTTCTACATCCATTGCTATAGATAATGACCAAGAGTGCGTTAATACGTTTGCGGTCAACCATCCGCATGCGAAAGTAAAAAGACGTGGCGTTGAGACGTTAACGGTTGCGGATTTGGACGATATCTACGGTAGCACATTCAAGCCTATTGGTATCATTGGTGGGCCACCGTGCCAGAGTTTCAGCGTATCTAATGTCCATCAGTCCGATGACGACCCCAGGCATAAGCTTCCAGAGGCTTATGCAACATTATTGGCGGGACTGAATAAGCGCAACCCTATCTCATTCTTCGTATTCGAGAATGTGCCTGGGCTTATGGGCAAGAAACACTGCCATAGATATGCCAGGTTCAAAGAACTTTTCAGGGATGCGGGTTTTGAGATATTCGAGCAAATAGTAGATGCTCAGAATTATGGCGTTCCGCAGGAGCGCCGCAGAGTTATTATTGTGGGTATTAACTGGGAGTTACATCCTTCGTGTAAATGGAACCCACCAAAACCAGAAGATGGCGTTCATACCGTCCGAGAGACTATAGAAGGTTTGCCTGAACCCGTTCTTAATGCTGCGGGAATTGACCCGTCTACTATACCTGTTCATCCGAACCATTGGTGTCTTGTGCCAAGGTCAGTAAAATTTGCTGACGCCAACCTTGAAGAGGGGCAGATGTATGGCAGGAGTTTCAGGACGCTCTATTGGGACAAGCCAAGTTGGACTGTTGCTTATGGACATAGGGAAGTTCACGTTCACCCGAACGGACATAGACGCCTGAGCATATATGAAGCCATGCTTCTGCAAACATTCCCCCAAACATACAGACTGACGGGCAACATGTCTGCTCAAATAAGGTTAGTGAGTGAAGCCGTGCCGCCTGAACTAGCTTATAGAATTGCCATGTCAATTCGGAGTTCGCTTGGTATCTAGATATGCCCGATGTCTTCTCTGTAGATAAACGCTCTGAGGTTATGGCGAAGATACGCTCGAAGAATACGAAACCTGAGATGCGTCTTCGGAGGGCTTTGCATAGGCTCGGATACAGATATAAAATTCACGATACAACCCTGCCAGGGAAACCTGATATCGTTTTGCCGAAATATAAGACGCTCATTCAAGTCAGGGGATGCTTCTGGCATGGTCACACCTGCAATGATGGACACCTGCCCAAGAGTAACAGCCCGTATTGGGTTGAGAAGTTACAGAGGAACAAGAGAAGAGATAGGCGCAATGACCGTCTAGCCAGGCAGTTAGGCTGGACAGTCATTACCGTTTGGGAGTGTCGCTGTTCCTCAGAGAAGCGTCTAGAACACGAATTGCGGCGTATTCGCATACACCTAGAACGTCGGGAAGCTGCTGCGAAGAGGGGTTCGTTCTAGGTGCATTTGCTATTCTTTAAACAACAAAAGCCCCTTGTGCAAACAATGGCACAAGGGGCATTTCTACGTTATTCATCTACGCCTTCCGCTTACCTCTTGGTGCTCGGTCTTTAGTGTTCATTGCGTTCTGCTCCAGCACGTCGGGGTTCAGCCGTGCCAATTGTTCGGTAACGAATTCCCTCTTGGCATCCAGGGCGTTTTCCTCAATAAGTATCTTCACGTTCTGCAGAATTGCAGTGACATGCTTTTCAACGCCTTCGGCGTTTATCTTTGCTTTTACAGAAAGAGGTTTTGGGCGTTTCTCTTTTAGCGTGTCTTGGGCCTTCTTTCGGAGTTCTTCTAGTTCCTCAATTGAAAGTGCTCCAAGGTCTATCTTGGAAACATCCACCTTATTAGCCATATTCTGTGTGTCCTCCAGTTGTATCTGCAGACGCAAAACAGACAGTATATTATCTCCTTAATTGTAATGCGTCAATAGGGCAATAATAAAAATAGGGGAGAATTGCTTCTCCCCAATTGTTGTATTCATTATGCTAGCCTTTGCCGTTTCTGCTTAATTACTGGTTTGTTGTCTGCCGCTTTCTTCTTAAATAGGTGGTCAACAACTGAATGTGAGCGTTGTATTTCCCGCAAGTCATCATTCAGGTATTTAACATACCTTTCGAGTATGCGGGTGTTAGCCCATCCCCCAAGCCGTTTAAGGCTTAGGAGGTCGCCCCCGTTTTTGAGATAATTAGTGGCGAATGTATGCCTGAAAACATGGGGACTTACCTGCCGTGCTTCAGGGTCAATTCCTGCCTTCTTTGCAATGGTCTTCAGTTGCTTTACAAAGTTATGCCGTTCAAACTGTCCAGTGCCGTAAGATGAGCAGAAAAGGTAGTCATCCGCACTCCCTGGTTTTCTTCTGATGAGATATTCTTCCAACTCATTGGCAACGTGGATGGAGAACGGAACTGTTCTGCCTTTGCTTGTCTTGCAGTTCTCGGCAGTAATGTATATCTCTCCACCACGACTATCAAGAGTTAGGTGCTTCATCTTGATATTCAAGGCTTCCGTAATTCTGAAGCCGCACTCCAGAAGTACAAGACAGAGCACGTATGCCCGATGGTCACAGAATGTTGTCTTGTGCGAGAGTTGAGCAAACATGCCCTGAAGCTCTTCATCGGAGAACGGGTCAACGTATTCATCATCGGCTTTCTGCTTGCCAATTTCCTTGGCAATGTTGGTGTCTGTGAGGTTTCTGGATACAGCCCAGTTCCAGAATACTCTAGCGGCAGTGACGGCATGGTTGTATGTCGTGTTCTTCATTTTGGGCTTGTGTTCTGCCGCCCATTCCTCCAGGTCATTGATGGTAGTGGTGGAAAGTGTTAAGCCCTTGCCTTCTAGCCAGTCGAGCATATAGCCCAAAGTAAGCCTGTAGAATGCAATGGTATTCTCTGCCTTTGTCAGTTTCTTGGAAGTGATAAACTTCTCTTTTAGATAGCTGTAACTATCTGCTCCACCAGTAACTAGTTTAATTGTTGTTGCATTACTCAT